CTTGTGAAGCAGTATTTTTAATTGCATTTTGCACATATAAAGGAGATTCTTGCAACCTTACAATGTCACAAATGTAAAAATTTCCATGGATGTCTTTAGCCAACTTGACTCCAACTGTATAATCTGGATCGTTGTTTTCATTCTTTCTTGTCGCTGCTCTATCCCAATAACGGACAAAAGTAAGATTCCTTGGTAGAACATCTACGACCTCAAAATATATCCTTTGGAAGAACATTCCTGCCGAAGGACGTACATTCCAGTTTCCCATTAGAAGTTGCTCTCTTTCAAACCTAGAAAGGGCTTTCAAAGAGGCTAAATATCCTGGATCTCGTTCAAGAAGAATCTTGTTGTCGAATACTGTAGAAGCGATAAAGCTAAAACTTTTTGGAAGTCTTGTTTCATCTTTAACCAAAAGTTCTTGTCTAGTATCCCCCCACACCAACTTGTCATTTTCGACAACAAACCAGCGAATTTTTCCAGACCTTTCAGGAATTGCATATCCAGTTCTTTCATCAATCCACCAAGAAATCATGTGTCGCACCCACGAATCAGGGTCTGGGTTGGTAGTCGCTCGAATATATGATGGAATTCCCGAGACTGATCGGTTACGGCTGAATAAATACATGAACTGCTGCCAAGAAAAGTGAGTCAGTTCATCGAAACCGATAAGAGGGATTTGAGAACCTTGCCAATTGAAACGGTCTTTGTCGTATTCCATGTGAGCAAAAGAAACTTTAGCTCCGCTTGGAAATCTCCATTCCAATGCTGATTCTCTAGCATAGGCATCGACAAGTGGATAAAGCGTATGAGAAGTATCCCATAAACCTCCAGCGTTCCTGATTTGCACGGATGTTTTCCTGAAAATTACTGCTGCGAAAGATTTATATTTTATCCAGCGCAAACATTCCATTAGAAGAGCATAAGTCTTACCACCGCCAGCTGCACCACCATAAATCACAATATTGGCTGTACTTTTTAAAAACTGCTCTTGAGGACCAGCTTGAGGTCTTAATTCATGACTTGTCATTCGCTATTCTCATGCTGTTATCTGGAAGATAAATTTGAACGCCTGCCGATTTCATCTCAACATTCTGTTCCACAACTTGTGTTTCTTTCCAGTTTAATCGAACTTTACATAAGAAAATTAGGGCTTGAAGATTAGGTGGAACAGCTTTTGAGATAACTTCGCCAGTGACTTGGTCTAATTGAGCTTCTCTTCCAACTGCAATTTGATAAATTCTATTCGCTATAGTATTCTTGGCTATGGCCCTTCCAGTGTTTAATTCTTCTCGGAAATTCTTAACAAGTGAAGCCTTACAAACGCCAATAGCAGAGGAAATGTCCTCATTGACGGCTCCGTAAGCTGCTAGAGAATAAACCAATTTACGATCAGCAGCAGTCGGAGTATATCTGTAGATACGTTTCGGCTTTTCAAATCCATTACGCTTGATCGACATGCGAGGATCTGCCAGCTCACTTATGCTTTCTTTATTTTTTGACTTTTCTTTATTTTTTGACTTCTTCATTTACATCCTCATAGTTCCACATTTTTCATCCTTTTCATCATTCTGAGAATCCAGTCTCTAGCATAGGTACTCCCCATATCATTTTCTGGTAATACCATCAGTTGATTCCCAAGATCTACATATAGTGTTTGATCTTGAGGTTCAACGACAAAACAGTAATGTAAAGCTGCTTTACATAATAGTTTGTCCGTCTTCATCTTCCCTGTACCTCCCTTCGTTGGAATCATTATCGGCGTCTGAGAGTCCATTAGCTACCTCATAAAAATTGATCAGTCTCAGTAGAACTTCACTATTGTCGTCACAGTCAAGTTCTTTAGAAATTGCATCTAGATCTTTCAAGGCTTCTTGGTAAATTTCTATAGGATACTGGAAAATAATTTGCTTTATTGAATTGTCATTGAAATTCTTCTCAGATTTTTCAAGATCTTTCTTTGGAATATCTAGTTCTTCTGCATCATCACTTAGCAGTGGAAGAGGTTGAATAGAATCTTCAGCGATTGGTTTTTCCATGTTTAAAAGTTCGATTTGAACTCCATATCTGATAAGTTCATCATCTGAATATTGCCTTCTGATTATCTCAAGATCCCACTTACCGAAATCAATGTTGTCTCTTAAAATGAATTTTCGCTGCTGTTCGTCTGAAATTTGATCAGCTATAATAACCCACAGATGTGTCATGCCAGCTTTTAAGCACGCTTTAAACCTCTGATTTCCACCAAGAATTACTCTATCACGATTTACTACGATTGGCCTAAGTTTAAGCATCCAAGGAGCATCCTTGATAGACTTTACAAGTCTTTCAAAACTATCGTCAGTGATTCTTCTTGGATTTGTAGGGTTGGGAATAAATTGATCAATCGGAGCATTGACAACTTTATAAATAGGATTAACTGCCATAATTGAACTTCCAATAGCTAATCAGCTTTAAAAGGGCTTCGGGATTTTCTTGGCAATTCATATGATTTTTGATTGATGAAAATGACTCAATCACCTTCTCATATAATTCAGCAGGGAAATAGGTGACTATTTGCATAATTTTGTTGTTTTCGTGTGTCTCTTTCCGATCTTGTAGGTCAGAAGCGTCAATTTCAGTCTCAATATCTCCTATCACTTCAAGTCTAGGCTGAGCTACTTCCACCAGATCCATGCCGACTTCTACCATTTCACGATCTGAGTAGTTCTGAGAAAGCATTTCCTTATCCCAATGACCGAAATAAGTATTGTCTTTAACAATAAACTCTTTGAGCTGATCCTTAGTCAAATCTTCTGCCTTTACGATGTAAACTTCATCAAGTTTAGCCATTTGACAGGCTCTTAAACGTTGATTTCCTCCAATAACGACGTTATCTGCGTCTACCACTAAGAATCGAATTGAAAGCATGAAGCCGTCCTCTTGTATTGAACGGACAAGCTTCATGAAATCTTCGTCTACGATTACTCTAGGATTGTTCGGGTTAAGTTTCACATCCTGTATTTTCACAGCATGGATCTGGTAACCCTCCTGCAAAATTGAGGCATTCGCTTGCATCTGGAGTTCCTTCTTCTTTCTCATTTTTCCTCTCAAGATATTGTTGAGCCATAAATAAATTGTAATTTTTTACAGTTCTTAACATATCATTTGTCATCTTTTCAAATGAAGCAGGGGCTATCGAAACTTGAAATAAAGCCGTCTCACCATCGAAATAGCTGATTAGAAACATCCCTTTTTCATCATCATAAGACAGATTAACACAGAGTCCCTCATTCGGCGATTGTTTCATTTTTATCCCTCTTTGTGACAAACATTTTTACTTCAACTTTGTAGTCTCTAATATCTTCAGGAGTGAATTCTTCTGCAATCGTAAGACTCCATACGGCTTCTTTCAGTCCTTCTTGAATCGCATGTCCTTTAACTTTTCTAGCGGTATTGAAAATCCATTCTTCGAAGATAATTTTCTTCATTTCATAACTATTTTCCATGTTAATCCCCCAAGTATGTTTTGCAGGTTGGACATCGAAATTGACGATGACCGCCCTCAACGACGGCCATCCTGTTTGGCTGCATTTTCAAGGACCTAGCTTCAACAGTAGTAGAACAAAAAAAAACCGCTGTTAGCATACATAAAACTTTGAGCATAAGGAAAGTTTCAGGCACAACTTTCTTTCTCTTTTTATCATTAAAAATGCCTTTAATTTCTTGCTCTAGCCAATCATTTTCGATATTCATATTTTATCCTTGATTAATCTTAATCTTCACAACCTTTCTTACCTTTCCAATGCTCAACATAAGTAGGATTGCCGTCGAATAAGCTAGCAGAATAAAAAGCCAGCCAATTCTCTTTTGAAAATGACATGCATGGCATAGCCTTGCCATCTTTTTCACAGTAGAAAGTAAGATTTCCGTCTTTGATGTCCGTCATATCTGCATAAAGAAAAATCTCCCCTTCAGAACACAATTCCTTTGAAACTTTCACGCCCCAATAGTATTTAGCAGGTAACTTTATTTCTTTTGGCTCACTCATTTTAATCGTCAAGTTCACATATTTTGTAATCGTTTACATAGTTGCACTTTATCTTAATGAAAGCTTGAATTGCTTCTTCTCTATTTGTAAAAGTAAATTTTGCAAAAGCTTGATCCGATTCCTCGTCTAGTAAATTAAAAAAGAATAAAACGCTGTTAGGATTCCTCTTACTGCCCACATGGAACTCATTAACATTGTCTAAATTTATTATATGATTGCCTTTTGCGATTAACATTATCACACCTTGCTTATTATTTTAATAATTCCGGGGCATATTGTTTTAGAAATTCAACACACCACTCAACTTTTTCCGACACTCTTTGACCTGAAGCGTGACTTGAAGACCACAACTCTAAATTTTCAATTCTATTGTCGTCCTTAATACCGTTTCTATGATGAACTGTTTCTTTGGAATTCAGTCTCCTGCCAATACTCTCTTCCATCTTCAAAATATGTTCGGAGCGATATTTATCTCCAACCCAAATTTTTACGTACCCATATTTATTTTTATGCGCTCCGCCTTTCCAATTGGGGTGTTCTTCCCTGGTTCTTCCTACGGCAAAGGTTTTTCTAACACACCCACAGCTTTTAGTTTTTCCGCTCACCAAAGACGCTGAAACCACTTCCGCCTCATTTCCACAATCACATCTGCATTTCCAGTATTTTCTAGTTCCGGATTTTACCTTTTTAACTTTTCCTTCATCAAAAACTGTTAACTTTCCAAACTTTTTACCTATTAGCTTGTACCACTTCATAAACTTGACCCTGTGATTTTACTACAAAAATGTTGATCCTAAAAATGTCTTCAACCTGCTCTCGCTTTAATTTACCAAGTGCCAAGTCTCTACCTTTAGCTTCAATAAATATAACATTTTCTTCTGTAAAAACGCAATAGTCAACTTTGTGAGAGCAGCCCCCAGGAAGATCAAAGGACACTTGCCTTAGAAAAAATCTAATCTCTTTTTTTTCTTGCAAATCCTTAAGGGCATCATAACAAGACCTTTCAAGTCTTGATGGGAATTTCTTTTGATCACGTTCGCATGACACAGCACCGAACTTATGGCGCTGAACCTTACGCTGTCTAAGAGAGTTTATATCTTCAGGGCTGATAGGCATCTGAATTCCGCTTTATTTTTGCTGCATCACGATAGGCGCGCGAGTAACACGCAGCGCACAACCCATGAGCAAAATGTTTTTTCACTGTACTTTCACAGCATTGACACTTGTCAAAATTGTGAGACCAAGTTCCTTTTTTTCTGAATTTGATCGTGACTTCCAAGG